TTTCCATATTTACTTCTAACAAAAGATGATAATTTAGTTGGATCTATAGTTTCAATAAATTCCAATGCGTATGCAATTGTATCTTCTCTAAAATCACCATCATTGATAAAAACATTAAATCTCTCTTGCAATTGTGAATTTATAGAAACTCCTTCCTTTAATGGAAATAATCTAACTTCAGTACGAGATGGTGAAATTTCATTTATCCACAATTTATCATAAGATTTTTGACTACCGGCTCTTTTATTAATTAAAGTTATTTGAGTTTTAAATATACCATTTGTATATCCAGCTTCAGCTAATAAACGTTCCGCATCAATAAAATATTCAGATGGTAATTTATATTTCTGAAAAAGAGTTCCATCCTGTATTAAAAAATAATCATTTATATTTTGACTATTTAATGGAATATATCTAACCAAATTTCCATCACCTTGTGGTAATTGATTATTGTTTATGTCATATATAATAAACTCTATGGCATCGGATTCACTAAATCCAAAAAATGATTGTAAATCTTCTTCTTCAAAGATTTTTCTATCATTTGGATTTATAACATATCCTTTGTTATTAATTAATTCTTTTATATTCCTAATTGCCATTTGGATATTGTATTTTTTATTTTGTATTTACTTTTAAACTTATATAAATTATAAACTAAAAGTGAAAATTTATTTCCAACTATATGAATAGCCTTTCCAAGTTTATTATCATTTGGTAACACACCCATCATATAAGCCATATGCTCAGACCAAGGTTTTGTTAACAAATAGAAATATTTTGAATATTGTGGTTTTTTGGTTAACAAATCAACAACAGGTTCAGCCCATATTAAATAACCAAGTAAACCTTTTGTATTTTCTCTCATCATCAATTGACCAAACTTCTGGTCTGCTTCCCATATATCTTTAGGTAAGTATCCTTGCTTATATAATAAGTCACATATAATTTTCTTTTTCTTAGAACCAGCAATAGCTGCTTGTTGTGCAGCTGCTGCTTGGGATTGTGCATTGTTTGTCTGAGATACTAAATTAGTAATCTGTCCATTTAATCCATTAATAGTATTGGTTAGATTTACAATTTGAGTTTGTGCACTTCCTAATTGTTCGTTTAAAACTTCAATTTGTCCTTCCAGTAATTCGTTTCTAGCCGTAAGAGATACTCTTTGAATTGCTTCAGATGTTGCTTTTTGTATAGAGTTTTGCAATTCTACAATACTAGATTGAACCTTTGCCACAGATTGTCTATTTTGATTTTCAACCGATGCAACTACTATTTCTCTACCATCCAATTCAACTCTAAGAGATTGCGTAACTATCTCTAATTCAGAAACCTTAGCGGTTAAATCTGAAACATCAATGTTCAATAATCTTACTTGCTCTCTTAAATCATCTATTTCAAATAATGCTTCATTATATATAACTCTTAATACAGTATCAGGAAGTTCAGGAGCTTCTATTGGAAGTAATTCAGTTATAATGGTATCGATGGATTTTATTAATTCATCTTCATTATATTTAGGTTTTGTTAGTTTGCCAGATAATATACCATCATCACTAACAGAACCGCTAAAAACATGCACACCAAATTCATTTTTGGTTTTAATCGCAAGAGAACCACTTTGAATTAGTTCACTTACTTTTATTTCATTTTTTAATCCGGTTTGCTGTCTCATTATTTTTATATTATACCAAATGTGATTTCATCATCATAGTAAATTTCATCACCATCAGATAACATTTTAAATTCTAATTTATATGTTCTATTAACTTCCCAATTTGAAAAATTCAATTCTATAAAATTACCCAAACTATCACAACTAACTTTTGAATGTTCACCAAATGGAATTATAATATCATCTGATAATAAATCTTTTATTTGATAATATGTAGTTATTGGTAAATACTTAATATCATTATATGAAAATGAATTTGTAAATGTTTTTACCGGATACTTTTCTCTACCAACTATTCTTAATTTTTTAATACTTCCAATTTTATAATTTGTTGATAAATTTTTAACTCTAACAACTATATCATTTGATACTACATCAAGTGGTTGCAATGAGCCTGTTGCTATTGTTTGGTCATCCCAACTTACTACCAATTTTGGTTGATGAATCGTATATGTTTCTTTACTAAAAAACTTTAATTGGCCATAATCACTTGCATTGTTTTCTAATGATGATGAATATTTTAAAATAAATCCGTCATTTGGTAAACTACCGCTTAACCATTGATTTACAATACCTTTAACATTCATATTTAAATCAGCAGTTTCATAATTAAATGATTGTGATGCTGATACTATAGTATACCAGGTTCCACCTGTTCCATCATTTGGATTACTATCACTTCCAGTTGCTAAATTCGTTGTTATCCAATCTATAGCAGATTGACCATCTCTATATGTCCAAGTTACACCTGTCGTTGATATATCATCAAAACGAGTTCCATTACCCATCTCCCAACTTTGAGAAATTGGATAAGCGTATATTGTATATTCTAATGGAATTTCATTACTTTCAGTTTCTCTCATTACCAATCTAATATCAGTTAGAGTAGTATCTCCACTAGCTATTGATTGAGATAATGCATTTAAATCAAATTTAATCAATGCTCTAGAAACATCCTTTATATTCCCATAATAAACTTTACTAACTTCCAATATCTGGTCTAACCCAGTATTTTGGTTTGGTTGTTGTAAATATACCGATGCATCCTTTGATGCTGTAATAAAATAGTATGCCATTATCTTGCTCTTCCTTTTATATCTGAGTTAGGGAATTTTATTTCAAAAACACAAGGGTCTAACGATGGATAAACTATTTTATCTTTAGTTGCTGCCATTATGTTATAAGAATTTGGTGAATATCTACCCGTACATTTATTTGATATTTCCAATTTTGGAACAGATGAAACACCTTCTACATTTGCTATGGTTAATTCAATTTCGCTAAGATTTATAGTTTGATTAAATGACCACTTATCGATTACAAAGAAATTCTTTAATTCATTTATACACTGTGTAAGAACTTCAGATTTATTATAGCTATCCAATACAGTTATTTCAAAATCAATACCAATATTAACAATAAACCCATCTATTATATTAACACCATCGGTTAGTATTCTATATTCATTTAGATATGTTTTAAGATTTTGTTTTATAGCTTTATTTAATTGTGTCAAATGCCCATCTCTATTATAACCCAGCAGATATAAATTAATTGCAAATGGATTGTTTATTTCATTTGAATTATCAGTTTTTCCCACTAAGAAATTTTTAATTTCTTCTTTTACTTGAGTTGATGATGGTTCTTCATTATCTGCTTTTTCAACAAATGTCATAACCAAATCAGTAAATTGTTGTAATGAATTTGGTGATGCTAATATAGATGCTGGTGAATTATTATCTAATTGACCATCAGCGCTTGCGTAAGCCTTTGCTATCCCACCATATCTAGCTGGCATTGATAATACTCTAACTTGATAATCCTTTGCGGTTACTGCTCTATTTTGTGCACCAAAATTTGCTAATGAGTTTTGTCTTATTTCTTCTAAAGTTTCAGCACCCCTACCACCAACTGCAGGAACTTCATTATCTACTGCAAGTGAGTTTTTAGTTTCCTGATATATACCTCTTTGTGGAGGTGTAAATTTAAGTAAATCCTCATCATACTCAACACCAGTTATTCTTGTTATATCACCAACGTTAGTATTACTAGCATTTCCACCACCTATTAAATATTTCACTGTAATAGTTGTATTTGATGGAGATGTTCCGTATGTTTTCGTTTTTAAAAAATTAGTTGGGTCAAATGATTCTTCCAATCTACTAATAGAGTTTGGTAATCCCAATCCAACGTTTTTAAGATTTGGAATTAATTGCTCATCGGATGCCGATGGGTCACCTGCTCCAAATTGAATAGTTGTTGTATTATCATCATTAACCTTAACTACAAATCTTCTAGGAGTTTTTAATGTTTTTAAAATATATGGAGTTGTTTCACGAAATTGATGTAAATCCGGATCGTTAGATAATGTATTTTTTTCTTCAACAAAAACCATTTCTTGTCCTAAATAAGGAACTTCATAGTATTTGTTTCCTTGATTATCTCTAACATCTATAATTTGTATTACATTAGTATCTGATAATGCTATAGTTCTAAATGGTTCGTATGAACCAAACGTTACATCTTTCTCAACAACTGTAGATGAAATAGCTTGTACTTGTTTTTTTGCTAAATAAAATGTAGGTTCTCCCGTATTTGAATCTCTTTGATAAACTGTAACTTCTCTATTATATTCATCTGCAAAATCAACCATTTCTGTAGTTCTGAATTTTGTTGCATTACTTACAGCATCAACTAACATTCCTTCTTTTATTCTCAAATAATAAGTTTCATCAGGTCTATTATTAACCCCATCACCTATAGATGGAACTAAATGATATAAAGATAATGTAGTTATTGCTGGAGATGTTACTTTTGGTTTATACCCCAAATATTGGGAAAGTGCCATTATACTTTTTGAATCCTCCGCATATGGCATTAGAGATTCTTTAAATGTATCATCAACGTAGTATGAAAGAGCATCACCAATATAAGATGCCATTTCTATAAACATCATACCCGGAGATGTCTCATTAAAATCGTTGTAAGATTTTGGAAAATAAGTTTTAGCAAACTCAATTAAATTACTTCTAAAGCCCGTAAAATCGGTATTTAGGTATTTAATATCTTTACCCTTATTTTTAAAATTTTTACTTACTGTGTTATTAGTTGCCATTTGCTTATATTGTAAAAGTTACCTGATTTAAACTTACTGAATCTCCAATTCTAAAATTTATAGATATGTTAACTTGATTTCTATCTTTTAGGAAATCCGTTTGTTCTATATCAATAGTATCTACATTAACGTATGGTAACCATTGTGCTAATGTAGATGTTATAACTTCCTCTATATTGGTTGAAAGTTCATCATCATTAAAATCAAAAACTAATTCATGTAATCCACTTCCCAAAAAGGGTTGCATTACTCTTTCTTTTCTTTTAGTTAATAATAAAGATTTTATATTTGTCCTAACTTGGTCAAATGTTTTAAATGATTGATTAAAAGCAGTATTACCTATTTGTAACGGCAAAGTGATACCTATCGCAGTATCTTCGAATTCTTTTAAATCAGTTACAGGTTTACTACCTAATATTACAGCCATTATTTTTTATTAAATCTTTTTACTAATTCAGAATAATCTCTGTTTAATGCTTTATCCAATGCTTCATTTCCCGTTTGAACTCCTAATCCGGTTGCTTGAGCTCCACCACCCATATCAGCATAACCCATCTTAGCTGCCATCTCAGCTCTTAATCCAGCCAAACCAGCACCTGCTATATTTGGATTGGTTAAGTTTACAGTCCTATCCATAGAACTTTGTCTAGTTTCGTTTAAGATTTGGTTTAATACCGCATCTTTCACATATTGAACTTCTTCCACTTTTTGAGTGGTTTTTTTAGGAGTATCTTCACCTAAAATCGCTTTTGCCATAGATAATCCGGTACTTTCCTTTTTTTGTTGTAAGGGTTTAACCTGTTCTGTTAAAATCCTTTTTACTTCAGCTTTTACACTTTCTTTAATCAAAGTAGGTAATTGTTCCTTTAACTCTTCTTTTATAAGAATTTGTATGGCTTTTAATAATTTACTACTATCCATTGTATTATATTCT